TACAGGTGCTGTTGACTCTTCTGGTGTTGGTGGTCAAATCAATGGAGAAGCTACTGCTGCTGGCATTTCGATGTCTCTAGGTGCAATCATTAAGCGACATAAGCGCACCTTGATTAACTTCCAAGAGTCTTTCTTGATACCTTTCGTATCTAAGGCTGCTTGGCGTTATATGCAGTACGAGCCTGAGCTCTATCCTGTGTCTGATTACAACTTTAATGCTACCTCTACCTTAGGTATTGTGGCACGAGAGTATGAGGTCAGCCAGTTAGTGCAACTTCTACAGACAATGGGCAAGGATACACCTTACTATCCTATCATGCTTAAGTCTATTGTAGATAACATGAATGTATCCAACCGTGAAGAGTTGATTGGTCTTATTGATAAGGCAGCACAACCTACTCCAGAAGCTCAGAAGGCCCAAGAAGAGACTAGACAAGCTGAGTTAGCATTCCAAGCTTCCCAGACTGCCGCATTGTCCTCACAAGCCGCTGAATCTAACGCACGAGCACAGAAACTTTCCGTTGAAGCACAGTCTATCCCTGCTGAGATGGAGATTGAACGTATTAAGGCCATCACTACTAACCTTAAAGAAGGTGAAAGCGATGATAGGGAATTTGAACGCAGACTAAAAGTGGCTGATCGTATGCTTAAAGAGAAGCAGATGGACATGAACTTTAAAAAACAACAAGGAGCACAACAGAATGGTATCCCAGCGCGAACTCAGTCAAGTAGTGGAGCAGATCAACAGCAGCTACAGCAGGCTTTTGAAGCAGATAACAGCTCTAGAGGCGCAGGTGGCAGCATTAGAGTCTCCTAGCACAGTTTCTAGTAAAAGTAAAGATAAACCTTGACATATTAGCTAAATTATGTTATAATAGTGTACTAAATCAAAGATACTTTAGAAAAGGACAATATCTTAATGACAGACACTGAACTTGAGCTCTACTTTAGAGATATGGCTGCACTCTTCCGCACAGACGGTTGGAAATCATTGATTAAAGACCTGAGCTTTAGCCTTACCAACATTAACTCGGTAGAAGCCGCTAAAGATGAGAAAGACCTTTACTTCCGTAAGGGTCAATTGAACATCATTGGTACTCTACTGAACTTAGAAGAAACAACACGTATAGGTCAAGAGGAGTCTCAGCGTACTGAAGATCCTATAGAGGCTAATTACGCTGATGTTTAAATTCTATGATTACAAGTGTGCCTTAGGGCACGTTAATGAGCACATGGTTAAAGGCTCACCAGACTCGCAGAAATGCAAAGAGTGTGATGCCTTAGCAACCAGACAACTTTCCTCTCCACGTTCTTTATTAGATCCCTTCTCTGGCGACTTTGCTGGTGCCACTATTAAGTGGGCTAAGGATCATGAACGTAGTAGAGCGAAGGCAGAGAAAGCCAACTCCTAACTCTAGGAAGCTTTCATTTTTAATCCCTCTCCATAATACTAAGGTACGGAGTTTAATATGGCAGCAGTTATCCTCGATAATGAGGAATTTAATGAGCGTTTTGATAACTTAGATGACATGGCTACAGATTCAGTAGTAGCACAGGAAGCTCAGGCTAACCCTGAAGTAACAACTGAACCAGCAGCAGTCCCAGACAAGTACAACGGTAAATCACTTGAAGATGTAGTTAGGATGCACCAAGAAGCTGAGAAGCTATTAGGTCGTCAATCTTCTGAAGTAGGTGACTTACGTAACGTAGTCGATAGTTATATCAACACACAACTCAAGTCACAGGAGCCCTCACAGGCAGCCCACGACACAGATGAAGATATAGATTTCTATTCTGATCCCGAAAAGGCTATCAGTCGAGCAATTGAGAATCACCCGTCAGTAAAGGCAGCAGAAGAGTCAACGAGAGCTTATAAACAGCAAACCTCAATGTCCTTGTTACAGAAAGACCATCCAGACATTCCTCAGATCGTTAATGATCCTAAGTTTGCTGAGTGGATACAAGCCTCTAAGATACGTACTCGAATGTTTGTACAGGCAGACCAACACTTTGATACTGAATCGGCACATGAGCTCTTCTCCCTTTGGAAAGATCGTTCAGGCGCTATCAATCAAACGCTTCAGGCTGAGAAAGAAGGAAGACAGAAGGCTGTCAAAGAAGGGTCTAATGGCTACACTCGCGGTAACCCAGACTCAAGTTCTTCCAAGAAGATCTATAGACGAGCTGATATTATTAAACTTATGAAAACAGATCCCGAACGCTACCTAGCGCTCTCAGACGACATCCAACAGGCATACGCTGAGAAACGGGTCAAATAACCTTACACATATAGAGAGAAATTAAACATGGCTACTTCAACTTTTCCCGCCCAAGGCGGCACAGTAGACAACACTTCAGCAGCAACTTTCATCCCCGAAATTTGGTCTGACGAAGTAATTGCAGCATATGAGAAATCACTTGTACTTGCACCACTAGTTAAGAAGATTGCAATGCAAGGTAAGAAGGGTGATACAATTCATATCCCTGCTCCTACCCGTGGCGTTGCTTCTGCTAAGGCTGAGAACACAGCAGTAACTATCCAGAACGCTACTGAGTCTGAAGTTCTAGTTACAATCAACAAGCACTTTGAATACTCACGTATGATCGAAGATATTACTAACGTACAAGCACTTGCTTCTCTACGTCAGTTCTATACTGGTGATGCTGGCTATGCCCTAGGCAAGCAAGTAGATGACGATTTGATGAGCCTAGGCAAGTCCTTTGGTGATGGTACTGGTTCTAGCTGGGCTACTTCTGCAGCCTTCTATAACGATGGTACTGGCGGTACTACTGCTTATGCCGTAGACACTGTTGCAGCTGCTGACGTATTCGTTGATAGCTTCTTACGTGACATGATCCAGAAGATGGACGATGCAGACACCCCAATGGATGGTCGTTCTTTAGTGATTCCACCTTCAATGCGTAACGCAATCATGGGTGTTGATCGTTATGTTAGCTCTGACTTTGTTAATGGTCAAGGTGTTGCTAATGGTAAGATCGGTGAGTTGTATGGTGTGGACATCTATGTGTCTACTAACTGTCCTACTCTAGAGACTGCTGCTCAGAACTCTGCTGGTGGTATTGTACGTGGTGCCTTGTTGTGTCATAAAGACACTATGGTACTTGCAGAACAACAGGGTGTACGCTCTCAGACACAGTACAAGCAAGAGTTCTTAGGAACCTTGTACACTGCAGACCGTTTGTACGGTACTCAGGTGTTGCGTCCAGAGACTGGCTTCATCATGGCAGTTAACGGTTAAACCTAACTAACCACTAAGGGACGCTCAAGTATTACATAAGAATGCTTGAGCGTCCCTATTTTTTTCTTTAAATTTAACTTAACGGTGGTAACAATGGCTATATACCGTGGTACAGGTGGCTCAAGTGATTCAATCAATGATGCTACTTTAAGTTCAGTAACACAACAGGCAGCTAATGCCTCTAATTCCGCTAGTGCAGCAGCAGCATCTGCTTCATCAGCATCCTCTTACTCAGGTCTAGCAAGCACTAGTGCAAGTACAGCCTCTACAGCCTCAAGTGCATCAGTAGCTGCTAAAGACGCTGCAGTGCTTGCTAAAGACGCCTCAGTGTCAGCACAAGGCTTATCAGAAGCAGCTAAAGACGCTTCTGTAGTTGCTAAGGACGCAGCAGTAGTTGCACAAGGCTTATCGGAAGCTGCTAAAGACGCTTCTGTAGTTGCTAAAGACACCGCTGAAATCGCAGCCACTACAGCAACAACTAAGGCTAACGAAGCAGCGGCATCGGCAGCTACAGCAACATCTATTGGTGACTTAGCAACAGCACTAACAGCGGCAGACACATCAGCTACTGCCTCAGCTACTTCAGCCACTACAGCAACTACACAGGCCTCTACAGCCACCACTAAGGCCTCAGAAGCTTCAGTGAGTGCAGCAGCATCCTTAGCTTCTAAAGACGCCTCAGTAGCCTCTGCAGCAGCCTCAGCATCCTCTGCTAGCTTAAGTGAAGCTTCTCGGTTAGCTGCAGCCACTTCTGAGACTAATGCGTCTACACAAGCAGGCACAGCAACTACACAAGCAACCAGTGCTAATGACTCTGCCACAGCAGCTGAAGTAGCTGAGACTAACGCAGGAAACTCGGCCACAGCATCTGCAGCAGCAGCGTCTTTAGCCAATAACTGGGCAACTCAACTCAATACACCAGTAAGTGGTACAAGCTACTCAGCTAAGTACAATGCTAATATAGCTACAACACAAGCTACTGCCTCAGCAGACTCAGCAGCAGAAGCAGCAGCAACCCTATCCGATGTAACAACCTCCTTA